CTCATTTACCATGGGGCTTCTTGGATATGAAGATACTGCCGACTATAATCATGACCAGGCCCCAAAATTCATGGTTGCCAGGGTTTAGATTGAAAGGACCGTGAATTAGCTCGTCCAGGACCAGTCCCGCACCGGCGCCGGCAAGAGCAAAGCCAATTACTCTATAATAATATGGGTGCCAGTTCATTCCTTTTTCTCCTTGATGTGCTGCACTGTCCTGTCGCCGAACCACCAAAGGATACAGGTACCGGCCAGGCCCAGAAACCACTGGGGGACATCGATTCCATCGACGACGACCTGGGCGATTACGGCGGCGAAGATTATAGTGACGGCAGGCCTGGTGGTGGCCCGGAAAAAATTAGTGAAAACCTCCACCAGATTAGGGTTGTTTGAGTTGCTTGCGTTCGTTGAGTTCTCTGACATAGCTCCTCCTTAGATTTCTTGAAACTCGATTTGTCCCCCGAGCAGGTCCTGGTATTCCTCGCTCGTCAGGATATGCCAGCTTTCGGCTTTAACTGATAGAGAGCCTTGACCGGCAAGGGTTACGGCGCCGAACACATCGCCCAGAAGGCCGCCGATGGCTGATAGTGAGCCTATTCCGGAAAGCAGGGCCTTAGCTACAAGAATGAGGACGGCTGAGACAGCCAGGCTGCCTGTCCCTAACAGACTAGCGGCGGCTGAAAAGACGATACCGCCGATTGTGGTCAGGGTTCCTGTTGCCGACAATGTAGCAGCTCCGTACTTAATGACGCCTTCAATAGTGCCTGCTGCGGCGAGCGTGCCATCGCCTGCGAGGGTGGCTGAGGCTGAGCAGGTAAGGCTTGCGGTGGCTGCCAGTGAGCCCGTGCCTGACGTGGCGGCCGTAGCGGCGAGTATCACCCTGGCCAGGGTGGCCAGGGTGCCTGCTCCGCTGAGTGTGGCGGCGCCATAGTGAGTCTGGCCGCCGGCCACCTCGTTGAATTCGAACTCCTTTATCCTTCTGGATGGCGTAGTATCATTTGTCTTTATTCTGGCTTTATCTACTACCTGGGTGGAACCGATCGGCAGCTCTACCCAGGTGTTTTTGGTGATAGTGCCAGAGTGTATATTGTGCCAGGCCCCACTATAGTAAACGTCCACGTCTGCATCGAGGTCATAAGATACTGACGATGTATAGCGTTCTGCGAAGATGCGGACTTTATCGCAGCTTATTGCCGACCCCAGGGTTAACTCCAGATAGTAACCATTCTGTAGGTCGTAGGCATATGTCTCTGTATCCTCATCATAGGCGTTGGCTTCGCTAAACCATTTACTATCAGGGTCGTTGTGCCCTGTCGGTGATACCCAAGCCATAGTTAAGCCTCATCAGGTCACTGTTATGTCCAGGTCGCCGGCATTGATTTTGAAGGTGTCGCCGTTGTTCACGGTCTTGCTGGCGTCCAGGGCGCTGTACATGAGGACGTTGCCACCGGTAGAGGCGTCCATGAGAGCGACGTGAGTTATTGTGCCCCAGTCGGCTGTGGCCTGCGGGAAGGTGATATCGGAGGAATTGGAGCTTTCCCCATCAGAAGCGGCTGTTAAGGTGAGGGCCTGGCGGGCATAGGAGCCGCCGCTCACTTCGCCGGTGATGACGCCTCCCTCGAGTCCGTTGTCGGCGGTGAATAAAGCGACATAGACGGTAGTTGGTGGCGTATAGGACTGGTTTCTGAGCATGTGGTCAATGATTTTATTCTCCAGGTAAGTGCTGAACTCGGACATTTGTGTTATACCTCCTATCCTTTGTATTGCACGACTAGCTTTTCCGTGCTAGGTTTATAGTAGATGTTGAGTACTGGCTTCTGGTCGGCGGGAGGGTCTGAGGCGATGGGCGGGCCGCCGGAGGGCCAGGTGGCGATGACGCAGGCGTCCCTGGGGTTGTCCCCGGGGACGGCCAGGATGACATAGTTACCGATGACCATAGCTGATGACGGGATATTTTTGGCTACGCTAACGCCGTCGAAGTAGGTCGTGAGGGAGCCGGCGAGCTGGACGCCCGCCTTGTAGGTGCCGCTGTCGAAGTTCTTTAAGATACCGACTTCAATCATTCTTCGGTGTAGAACTGATGAGGGATGACTTTAGAGGCGCGGGAGATGGCTTTGAGCTTCTTATCGTAGCGGTCCAGGCGCTCCTTTCCCCAGGCTTTATAGTTGATGGTGGCGTGCCTACCGGCGATGCTGGCCCTGTCCACCGTGTAGGCCGAGGCTGACATGGCCAGGTAGCCTGTAGCTCCGAGGACTATGATCTCTTCATGCTCGGCAGGGACGGTGGTGGAGCCGGCGTCCAGAGTATGCCTCTTAAGCCATCTTACCCGGGCATCTTCGCCGTTGCCCTTATCCTTCATGTAAAGGTGGCCGGCCCAGTACTCGGTGTGCTGGAGATATTTAGGGCTCTGGCCGATGGGAAACTCGACGGACCCGACTTCGAGCAGTCCTGTGAAGGAAGAGATATAAAGCTCGGTATCGCCGGCGGTGGTGGCGATGTCGTCCTGCTGTTCGATTGGGGCGCGGAGTGAATATTCTATGACAACTCTCTCGATGGCACCATCGACTTCGTCGTCCGTCCAGCGGTAGTTCTGGCTATCCGTGTCCTGGAGGTCCTCGCGGACCCGGGCTCTCATTTCTATCAGGTTCATCTTCTTACGCTGTTAGTAGCCAGTAGTCAGGAATCAGTAGCCAGTGGGTTTTGAATTCTCGATTCTGACTACTGACTCCTGCCTTTACGCTAGTCTCTTACTCCTGTGAGCATGGCGGCCTTGACGATGGAGAAGTTGGCCAGTGATACATACCACTTGACCCTGGTCCGGGAAGCGTCCTTGGTCTCCAGGGAGCCGAGTCGCTCGACCTGAATCATCTCGGGGCCGGTAAGGCCGCAGACGGCGCCCTCTCCCATCTGGAAGGCGAAGATGGCCGAGCAGTCCGAAGACGTGCCCACGGTGTAGTTGTCCTTGACCCAGTCGGAGACAGCGACGGGGATGCCGTTGTAGAGCTCGACGAACTCACCGAGCCTGCCCTGGCCGACCTGCAGGTTGCTGCCGGCAGCCCTGGCCAGCGCTGCGATCTTCCTGCGGGACCGGCGGCTCATTAACAGCAGGTCGGGCTTACCGCCCCGGACCAGGTCAATGAGCTGGTCGATTTTAGTGAGAGCAAGAGTGGCGCCATTGGCCCCTGAGCCGAGATGGTTGCCGAGTCGGCAGGTCCAGGTGACGGTGTTGTCGTCCTCGGTCTCGCCCTCGGCAGTGGGCCAGGTAGGCTCGGAGGAGTCCGAGGTGCCGGCGGTGGTACACTCGTATCGGAATCCGTTCTCGCTGCCGGCGGAGGGGACGACAACGTCCCCCAGGGAATAGGCGGTACTCGCCTGCCAGGCGGTGCCCTTCATGGTCTTATACAGGCCGTCGGGCCGCTTGGAGTTGACACTGGAGTCCCCGTTTAAAAACGTGTTCTCGAACTCGTTCCTGAGGGCCTTGGCCTTCTGCTCGATGACGGCCGCCTCAAGGTCCTGGATATTGCTCCGGGTGGACTTGAGGAAGTTGTCCACGTCGGCGTCCCCGCCCAGGATGCAGAGGCTGGTCGAACACTGCTCGAACTCGGGCTCCGAGGTGGTCCAGGTATCGGTGACGGGGTCGTACCAGGCCACGGTGGGCAGAGTTTTCTCCCGGTTGTACTTAAGGCTGTTGCCCACGATTTGGATGAAGGGCAGCTCCGCCAAAATGGGGCTGTCCTTCACGATGGTCTCGATGATTCCCTTAAGCAGGATATCGGTCGAGAGCTTGCTTGCTTCCGTTAAAGATATGCTCATAGTCTCTCGTTTGGCACGAAGTTGGCACGAGGCTAAAGCCTCGCACTACAGCCTCGCACTACATTCCTCCTTTTTGCTGGATTCCAGCGGCGATTTTCTCCCGGGGAGAAAGCCCCTCGATGGATATCTCGCCCCTGGTTGGCGCCCCCGCGGGGACCTTAGCTTCTTTGGCCCGGGCTTCGAGGTTGGCCCTGA